ACATCAAAACCTTTTTCTCTTATTTTAGTTGCGAGTAATTCGTCAGTAGCTCTGTCTCTCTGAGGTAAATTACTTAGAATTAATACTTTGTTCATTTTCTGTCTCCAAGAATGGAAGGGGGCAAATTAATGCCCCCATCCAGATTAAATATACTTTTACGCGGTAAGTAATGCCGAGCTAATTGAGTATGAATCAACAACCCATTTTTGCCCATTCCACTGAAAATCAAACCACGAAGATGCACTAATCTCAACTGATGCAAGTGCTACATTTTTAATCTCCAATGACGACCCTACCGCTACTCGGTAGAACAGAGCAGAGCTAATAGATAGCGTTTGAATTAACGCCGTAGTTCCGCCTTCACAATGGAAGATTAATCTTTGGCCTATAAAGTGTTGGCCGCAAGCTCTTGGGACACTGATAGTACAGGTTTCAGTAAAATTAACATTACCAGTAGAAGTAATAACTCTACCATGGCTAATCAAAGGCAAGTCACTATTTACGGCTAAAACTGTAATAGTAGCATTTGTGCCTAATGCCTGAACCCCGCCAGATGGAGGGCCAGTACATAACTGTGCCATTTTCAGGCCAGCAGTACCTTCCTCAAGCATTATGGCAGCGCCTTCGCCAGGCAATCCTTGGAAGTTAAACATTCCATTGATAGTACTAAATGATGCGGCAGAGTGCATACCAATCGTAAAGTTATATATAACTGGTGTATTCTGTGCAGGAGTATCTCCAGCGCCAACAGAAATAGTGGCATCACTATAAACATTACAAATCGAACCTGGTTCGTGAATACAAATCCAGTTCGGGCCTACAACTCCATCAGATACTGCGTCAACTGCGCCAGCGAAGTGAAGGTTATTCATGGCACTAGGGACTTCAACCTGAACCCTTCGGGCATCACACCAATCAGTGATGGCTGTGCCAACCGCTATTGCATCATTCTCTGCTGTAACTCCAACTAGATCGTAGTTATAGTTTACCGCTCGACCTTCATAAGCCGTGCCGCTAGCCAAAAACACTCTTTTTGTCTTGGTGAGTACGCCCCCACCACTTACTGTATTACTCATAATTTTCCCCCTTTGGAAATCGGGCAAGTTACGTTTCTTCCTCCCCCGATTTTTATCTCAGCGTCTTTCATCCGAAAACTCTGAGAACATTGGTTAATATTTATTAACATTTATTCCAAGTTTGTTGGTTATCCAACTCCTTCCCATTGACTCAAAAGGAATCCGCCTGAGCGCCTATTCTTACAAACATAGGCATAAGAAAGATCAAGATACACAGTCATTACATTATGCTGACCTACCTTATTCATAGGCTTATTCCATCTAAAGTTCTCATTAGCAAGAACGATAGGACTAAAGTGCATATGATTAACTCCAAAAATAGGATTCTTACCATATACGTAAGTAAGTTCCGTATCAAGAGAATCAACATATACGAACGGAATACCCTTGAAGATTGTAGAACCTGCATACTTACCTAAATCGTAACCAAGTCTATCATCTGACTTAGTTGCCAACTCTTCGATCTCATCTAGAACTGCATTATTAGTATACAGTCTAAAGTTACTGAAATCACTTTTAGGGTCAATGGCCTGTCCAGCAACTCTAGGAGTCTGGAATTTTGTCTGACGAAATGCTCTACGCAAAATCTTCATCAGTGAATCATCTAGATTATTACTATGATTCGCATACCAATTAGCCCATCTAGCATTTTCCGTAGCACTACATGCCAATCCACCGATAGTCGTATATGCAGACTCAGTATCAAGAGCAGTTGTATAATCAGGAAGATAACCCTCAAATGCACCAGTTACGGCACTGGTATCAGCTTGACAAATCCAAGCAGGAATACCATGAGGAATCTTAGTGTCCGTTGCACTGGCCGGAGTTTTCCATGCGGCTTCCTCTAAATCATCCGCAGTTTCTCTTGCGCAGTTTTGTCTACGATTCTTAAACAAATTGAAAATCCTAGTCTTGTCGCCAAGGTTCATAGCTAATTCTTTTACGGAATAAGAAAAGCTATTCTGATAATGCACCCACTTAACTTCGCCTTCTACGTTTACGTTAGCAATGTTTGGGGTGTCAGTTTCAAACATATTAACGTGCTGGCCATTGCCAGTATCCTTTACTGTTAAATCCCAAGTAACGCTCTTTCCGCCACCCAGATTCTTGGCATCGTCAGCAAACCATCTATTAACAACCTCGTACGTCTGGTGTTTTAGGGCTACTTCAACTGCATCCTTTTTGAATGACTTTAATGTTGCGTAACCAAGATCGATGGCTTGTTCAATTGTAATACCACCACTCATTATAACCCCCTTAAATTGTACTTCTACTCAAGATCAATACCTAAATCCCTAGCGGCATCTTCCATTGCAGACATAACCCTTTCATCATCATTCTTGAATTTTCGGGTTCTCTTTTGTCCGCCTGGCCTTGGTGAAAACTTTGTCTTATTAGCATTAAGTTTTCTTCTAAGTGTATCCTCGGCCACTTTATTAGTGTCGCCATAAATTCCGTGATAAGCCTTTACTGCCTTATCTAAATTATTCTCTACTGCATTTCCATTTGCATTAGTTAGCGCAGCAGCAATAGCATATACTTCTTTTCTTGCCTGTGCCTGAGAACCTGTCATTGCTGAGGAATTTCCAAGCATTGCATCCTTTGTATTATCAAAGAAGCCATCTATTTTTCTAGTAAAATCGCTTTTACTCTTCGCTTCGCGCTCAACCCTATCCCTATTGATACTGAATAATTCTTCATTAGCAGAATCAAGTTTATCAGCTAAGGCGTTTTGACCTTCAAGCATAGTCTTAAAAACACGTCTAGTTGATTCATCCATGTTAGTTAAATCTTCTTCATCCATGGTTACTCGGCCTATCTTCTCTGGCTTGGCTATGGAATCGCTTTGTACTGTCTCTTGCTCACGGTCTCTTGGTTGTGATGCCGACAGCATTTGCTCTCTATAATTTGCCAATGCATCTAAGACTTCTGGCTCATTCTCAAACAATTCTACAATCTTCTTGTCTGCTAATCCAGCAGAGCGCCCAGCTATAACTAAGTTATCTGGGATAATCTCTTCGGCTTCCTCGGACGCATCCTCAGCCTCTTCTTGAGATTCTTCTATTAGTTCTTCTTCTGTCTCTTCTTCTGATTTTTCCTCAAGTTCATCATCTGTTTCATTTTCTATAACACCATCCTGCTTCACATCTTCTGTAGTATCTTCTGTATCCTCTTCTACATCTGACAAGAACGGGTCAGTATTAACATCATCAGTATAAGCAGGGTCAACTTTTCTATGTGATTTCTTGGTATCTTTGATACCCATTATCTTATTAAATTCACTTTCTAATTCTTTCGGCATTTCTGCATCAAGATTTGCCATAATTCTATCTCCAATTAAAGTTCTTTATAACCACGCCTACGCATTTCCCGTATCTTGTGGTGTCTATTCTTAACTAAACAATCTCCAGTCTCAGGGTGATAAACACTATCTGGATATAACTTTTGAAATATTGGTATCTCTTCTACGTTGCAGCCCATCGCGCTGCTCCATCTTGGATTATCTTCATTTGGGCTACGCTTGCCCTTGTAATCATAAATTATATCATATTGCTTATTGCCACATTTGGGGCAACTATCAGGTGATTTGAAGTAATCATATAACTTAGAAAACCAACATTGTTTATTTTTACAGCGAAACAAATTCATATTACGTCACCGCTACAACTATATATTCTAATAGACTAACTGCTGATACCGCTTGTGCTGATGGAACATTTGAAATAGTAGACTCAAATGTATATAAATTAGATTGACCTTCTGGTAGATAGCAACCAACGGTAGTTACTACTGCCGTAGAATATGGGTCTATATGTATATCGCCACTAATTGCTTTTACATACAATGCAATCAATTCTCCAGAAATAATACCAAGAGTATCTATTAATGTTGGAGTAGTAGCTATTGGCATTGTAATTGGCCCGCCACCCTTAGTGGGAACGTCTGATATAGTGGCGGCAGAGCTTACTATGTTATCATTACCAAGCCCACTTATTTCTCCATATACTCTAAATTTAGCACTAGCCGACATCTTTTCCCCCTAATTCATTAATACCTTTTATGACGCTCCAAGGTATGACTGTGGTATCGCACTCCCCAGTTTCTAATACAGAGTGTCCAAGTATTAAATTTCTCTTAATTGTTTTAATGTAAAATCCTAATGTTTTAGCTGGAATAGCTTTTAATTTATTAACATCTTCCTCATCTTGCCATTCACAATCAGATATAATATCTTCCCACAGAACTTCAAGTTTTGTATATTTGGTAAATTTTTTAATACGCATTGTTATTTTCCATGAGATTCTTTGTATTTATTTAACGTGCCATAAATATACGCCCTCTTACGTTTCCCCTTCAACTTCAACTTCTTCGCTTTCGCTTTCAATTGCCTGTGTAGCTGCTCTGGCATCTAATTTGCCCTTTATGTAATCATAAGCCTTACGCCATGATTCTCTATTGTCTTTATCTACCTTGTAATCTTTATAAAGCACTCTCAAGCAAACTCTCTTACTTGGATACTTTTTAATATACTCAGCGAATATTTGTAGGTTAGGTTTCATTTTCTGTTTCCTAATAAAATATTATGGAATTATCTGTACTAAGTCTCGATAATAATCATCCTCAGTATATTCACCTTCAAGGTAATATTCTGTTTGCGCAAACATCATTCTTATTGTAGCACCATCCGTAGCAAATACGTCAACAGGAACGCAATATACCAATGTTGACGATCTACCTGCAACAAGGATTCCTCTGACGACACCATCAAGAGTAAACACGGGACAGCCAGAATTACCAGGATGACCCGAAGCGTCCGTGCTAAAAACAACTTTCCACCCATAATTTTCTCCAAGATTAAGATTGAGCCCAGATACTATACCTAATGTTACACGATTAAAGTTTTCTTTTCCATATGGACTACCAATCGCAAATACGTCCTGTCCTAATCTACATTCAGTTATATCTCCAAATCTGGCTGGATACAATATTGGTTTCTCAAGTTTTATAAAACCAATATCATACTTAACACTTGAAATAGCTTTAGTTGCCTCTATTTCTGTGCCATCGTATAGAGTTATAGTAAAATTATTTCCACCTTCAACAACGTGTCGTGCAGTTACAATAATATCAGATGTTATAGCAACGCCACTGCCCTGCCATCGCCCATCTTCGTGGTAAATATGCACCACGCTTGGCATAACCCTATCTATGATATCTGGTAGTTCTTCTACTGGGGCTACGTAAGTACTAACTATTTCCTTATCAGTAATACTAGTTAATGCACAAGCAAAAAATACACAAGTACCAAATAGTATAGTAGCCAATAATATACTTCCTATTAGTTTTCTCATATTAACTGCCACTCCTTGCATTCTGTTGTGATTTATTACTTAACCTAGATGATTCTGAACTTCCAAACTGATCTCTTCCTTGGCCGGATTTTGGTTTAGTATTAGTTCTTTCCTTGCCACCAGTTACCTCCCCTTGAACTGGTTGGTACGGCCCAGTATTCTGCTCTGATGGAACCATAGTTTTCCACCACTCATCAATATTAGTAACGCCCAGGTATGGTGCTAATTCCTTGAGTAGTGCAGTAACGTCAAGGGTCGCTCCCTGTTGTGCAGCCAATGGCGCTAGCGGTAATACTATTTGAGATACTAATTGTAGTACTCGCTGATATCTCATTTCTGGATTCATTCGAGCCATACTAAATGGTTCAATATTAAATGCGTAATCAAAGAAGTCGCCTTCTTTTGCGGCCTCACTATATTCAACATTTAATTCAATTCCAGCCACTCTCTTAATAACTGGTATAATTATTAGCGGGTCAGACCATAAATACCATGCCAATTTCCTACCAATAGATGCGGTAAAATTATATACCTGACCAGACATATCATCAATTTCTCGTAGGGCATTTGATTGCATCATCTGTTCTTGGCCTAATGTAGGCGCGCCCAATTTCTTTCCACCTGACACATCTAAGTTCGGGCCAGTGGATGAATACTGTTGCAATAGGAACTGCAAGAATGGGAATGACTGAGGATTAAACCCACCAAATGTTATTTCGTTAATAGCGTTAGGGTCGGTCACTCCGCCCAATTCTCCGTGACCAAGCTTCCTAATCATGTCTGCGTCCTCGGCACTTTCTAATGGATACAAACCAACAGTCTTTTCTCTTTCGCACATATCCTCCATTTTGTTTGTTATAATATTTATCATCTTATTCAAATCGAGCCACGTGTATACTGGAGGTATAGGAATAACGGAATCAGGAAAATAACGATAACCAAGAACATCAAATGGGCCTCCCTCTGGGCCTTCGTATTCTACTGTTCTCATTATCCTGTCGCCCATTCCCTCTGGCGGTAATGTTATAGTAACATTCTCATCCGGCAGCCACAGGTCGATAAGTTCTACGGTTGGATGTAATTCTCTTGGAGAGTAATTATGTATATCTGGTTTTGCTATTTTTGCCGGAGAAGTATCTGAGCCATACATTTCTATATCAGTCTTTAGGTAATCAGTGTGTTTGAATAACCCAGACTCTTTTACATACCACAATGGCAATCTATATTTATGTCCCTCAAATTTCATTTCCTGTCTATTGCGAGCAGCCGAATCTGCTATATAATCATTAAAGTCAATCCTGTCACAATATGGTTGGCCTACATCATGTAAATAGCCACCAATCTCTACGTTATGAGAATGCATTACACCAGTCTTAGTAATGCCCATACAAAATAGGGAATCAATAACTGATGGTCTTAATGTGTATTCTGAAAGTTTAATTTCCTCAAACAAGTGAGTCAATGCAAGTTCTAGTGTATTAGAAAATGGCTTAACATATGGACTACTTATTCCATTTCTAGGAGATATTTTAATCCTTGGGTTATTAGAGACTAAGAATGGGGCTATAATCTGCACACCCCTATCAATCAAGTTGATCGGCATTTGCCTTCTTCCGCCCCTATTAGTATTTCCACCATAAAAGTTATTCGCATACAACTTCAACATCTTATAGCGAATATCTCTAATTGGTTCAGAATATCTCCACCATATTCTTATGGCCTCTTGCAATCTCTTAGGGTATGGTTTTGTATACTTTTTGAAATCTGCCATTTTTACCAAGGCTCACTTTTCTTTTGTGTCTCTAATTGTTTTCGATATATATAACGTCTATACGCCAAACTTCCCTCTGTTACCTTGGCCAGCTCTCTACTTGCTGCCTTATGGAACACAGTCATAGCTTTAATAGCTAATCCATCAGGAATAACTCTATCTCCATGGGCGCTCTTAGCCCCACTGGATTCGTCCTGGCACGTTGATAGGCCAATATCTTTATTCTCATAAAATATATAATCATCATATTCATTTATACTATCTTCGTCATAAATAATAAGATGTTTGTATTGTGGCATATCTCTTAAGCCCTCGGCTAAAGCAGCCCTTAATTCTACCAGTAAGTCAAATTTTTGTGATCTACCAGAAGTCCACCCATGATAGCTCTTACGCTTAACAGATTTGCGCCTTTCGTCAATATCAGTATATACAAACATGTACCCTAATTCTCTTCGGCGCTTATTGAATAACTGTCCAACCCCATTTGCTTCCCATATAAGGAATGGCCGCCTAGTTGCTCCGCCAACCCAATTACACAATGCCACGACATATGTAGCGAAATCTTCTGGGGATAAGTCTGGCGTAACAAATGTGCCAATCTTCTCTGATGTATTAACATCGATTATTGATGCTACCGAGTTTGATGCGCCAACACCAAGTGATATATCACAAGCAACTATATAATTATGGGTCTGGTCTAATCTGTTATTATCAAGTTTAGCCCATAGTTTTAATCTATTTCCACCCCAATTTCTACGAAATTCTATACTTCTAAGTACTTTATTTTTATCTAGTTTATAGTATATTTCGCCAATACTTGATGGTATTCTTAGCCTTTCAACTCTTATCCTTTGTAGTACTAGGGGGTCAAAAACCATATCGGAACTACCAAGTGGATTCATATCTGTCTCTTATACACATCTCCGAGCCCACGAGACTAGGCATGATCTCGTATGCCGTCTTCTGCTTGAAAAAAAAAA